TGTTGCCATATTCTATTCTCTATTAAGCGTATTCGATTGCTACGAAAGTATTTGCATTGTCACTATCAATACTGAAATACCTCAGATAAGCTGAACTGGTACCAGACATAGTAAATGTGGTTGAATTGACAGTTGAATTGGTTGCTGTGCATCCATGTGTAACTGTTCTTGCTGGTCCACCAGTATTCGTCAACCAAACTTCAACAACTTTACCTACTATATAATTTGAAAGTGATACGGTACAATCTGCGGCAAGTGAAGCTTTAATTAATGATGTTGTTGAAAAATCAATTGTAAATGCAGTTTGGTTACCAACTAAAATAGTAGGCGAATAAATGAATCCTTTTTGTGGTGCCACGGTACCAGTAAATTCAACAGTATTAGCATTAAATGCAGCAATTTGAGTAACTGTATTTGATCCATCAGGAACATTATAAAATTCAATTTTAGAACCACGAGCCGCATCTGTAAAATTCTGAGAAGCCACAATATCAATTCTTGACACACCTAATGGTGCAAATCCTGTGGTACCATAACCGTTACCCGCTAATCTCAATAATACATCACCACTTTGTGTTGCTGTTGGTGCTGAAGCAGAACCTCTAGCAGAACGACCTGCCAATAAACCATATGTGTTTGCACCAAAACTATCTAAAACAACTCTGGTTGGTAAATTTGGTTTACCTGTAATCTGCAACATATAACCATCATTTTGTGGTTCAATTACAACCGCATTATTACTTCCTGTAATACGAACAGCAGATTCAGTTGCTGAAGCTAAGGCTGTATTTACAGTTAATTGGCCAGTAGCAGCAATACCAATCGTTGTTAAATTGCCTGCAATATTTAAATTACCAGCAAAAATGGCACCAGAAGTATTTGCAAGTGCATTATTGGCTTTTGTAAACGCTGCCCATGCATGGTTGTTAGCAGTAGTGATGTTCGTATTCTGTGTGAGATTAACACCTTCGATGATAGAAATACTTGTGTTCTGATTGGTGTTAATGGTCTCAATAGAATTTAATCTGGTGTTTTGAGTTAGGTCAACACCTTGAATGATACTAATACTAGTATTTTGATTGGTGTTTATGGTCTCAATACTGTTCAAACGAGTGTTCTGTGTAGCGTCAACACCTTGTGTATAAATGGTGTTAGCATTAATAGTTACCACATTTGGAGCGGCTGTATTTTGTGTTGTACCATCAGCAAACTTAATAGGCATCTTCAAAGATAGTCCCACACCATCTTCAATTCTTGCAACTTCGTTTGCTTGTTTGTGGTCACCAGTAAAGAATATTAAATCTGTATTTGATGTTGCAGTACCAATCCACAAATTACCTTGTTTTTGAGCATCTCTGCCGTGCATATACAAATAACCATCATTATTAGGTAAGTCAAATAAAGGATCCACATCCATGTTTGAACCTTGAACACCCAAATCCAAATAGTTATTTGAATTATCTCCGTTGTCAGCTGTAATTACAATATCACTAGAACCTTTTTTACTCAGGTTTTGAAAATTAACTTGTGAGAAGATTGCAGTATTACTAATAAATTGTGCAACAGAATTGGGAAGTAAAAGTCCTGTGTTTGAGGTACCAACATTTAAAATATTATTGGCATATAGGCCTTGAGCCAGAACCGTGGTAGAAAACTGTGAAGTTGTATTGGTGGTCTTATCCACCACCACAAATACTGTATTGGCGTTGTTAGCTGATAATTGTGTTAAGACTGGTAGTTCTGATATTTTTACTGACGGCATTTGTTACCCCGCTAATATTGTTATGCCTGATTCGGTTATTAAAATATAACCATTCTCTGTTAATAAATCTGGGAACACATATTCACCTACAACACCATAAATCATTACATCTTGTGTGTTGGCACTCTTATTTACTGTGATTCTTGCGTTATTTATTGGTCCAATGGAACTGTTTGCAACCGATATGTTACCATTACTAAAGAGCTTAGTAACTCTGTAATAAGGACTATTGTTCAATGAAACACTATCTCCAACAGATATAATACTATTGGCTGGTGTTAAATTATCAAAGTTTCCATCATATTGACCTGTGACCGATGTTATATTTATCACATTTGAGGAAGCATTTGCACCACCAAAAGCCACATTTGGAAATAAAACAAACACAGAATCAACTATAACCAATTGATTGTTTGCATAATCCACATTTGTAATGGTTGAGTATGCCCGAATATTATTGGTTGCAGTAAATTCAACAATATCATTTGCAAAAATTGTTTGTGCAATATTGCCAGCAATATCGTTTGTAATACGAATAATGTTGTTACTTAATGATGTGGAGTTTGTATTGGCTGACAAAACGGCATAAGCGGCTGGCCCAGCAACATAAGATAATGGTTTACCTGTTTGAAAGAAAGTGTCCGTTTTCATTATAAAAGAATTTGAACTCTTTAATAAGTAACGACCTCTGAGATTCATACCCGATGGGTGTAATAGATTTAATACTAAATCTTTATAAGTTTTTAGTGCTTCTTCTACTGATAAAACATATGTAAAGTTATTGTAATCCATACTTTCAAGCACTAAACCTAATGAAGAAAGTTGACCATCATCATTCAGATATTTTCCAGCACCAACAATCAGACCATCCAAGAAAGATGCATTGGCCTTTGCATTACCATCTCCGTAACGAATAATACTTGTGGGATTACCAGTTGAATCTGTGTAATAATTTTGTGGATTCAAAGTCAAAATAGAAGCCACATTAGAGATTACATGGTCAATTTTTACAGGTAAAGACTCGTTGTAATTTCCTGTATAGTTATATGTTCTTAGTTGATAAATGTCTGCTGCAGTATTTGCTGGTGCAGCCGTTGATAATTTCAATATAGAATCAACATTGGCTTTATATGTTGCCACATTAAAAGAACTGCCTTGATATATGACATCTCCACTCACAGGAAAATCTAAAGGTGAAACATTGCTTACAGCTACATCTGCAACTTTAAGATATACGGTTGGAGTAGAAACATAATCTTCACCCGGATTAATTATATTAATGGTGGTGATTGAACCAGTTCTATCCGTAGTAGGAGAAAATACAGCACCATCACCCATAATACCTGTTACTACCAATGAAGCATTTGATCCTGTTGCACTTGTAACAGTTACGCTTGGTAATCCTGTTGTTGTATATGCCAAACCACCTAATGGATAAGATTGAAGTGTATTTGAGTTTTGATAAACGTAATTGACATCTATAATAGAACCTGCTGTATTAACAGTTATGTTTGCATATGCTCCAAATCCTGCACCGCCTGTAAAAATAACTGTATTGGCATTTGCGTAGTTAATTCCGCCATTTAAAATTTGAACAGGTTGTAATATACCAAGATATTTTAAACTATTAGTGCCAACATCTGTTGCATATAAAGAATCAGCTGATACAGTTGGTACAGAAGAATATCCTGCACCTTGGTTAATAACATCTACTGAACCTATTGGACCAACAACAAGTGATTTAAAGGTTAAAGCATTTAATAATTTAGAATTTGTATTAGCTGCAACAGCAAAATTTACATAATTAATCACATTATTGGCATCACCAATGACCACATTAGCCATCAATCCAAGAGTATTACTGGTGATTAAAGTTACATTTTCTAATTTGGTGTCATCAAGTAAAACAATTTGTGCAGTCGCACCTGAACCACCACCTCCACTAAATGTAATGGATGAGTTTGGAAATGTTCGATAACCATGCGAAGGATTTGAAACAACCAAATCTTCAACAGAACCTTTTGTTGTTTGGCCAACTTCAGCTGTTGCACCAATAGGATTTGTAATGTCGGTATTTAATCCTCCGGCAACAATTACAGGATCTCCTGTATTATAAAATAAGCCTCTGTTTTTTGGATTTATTGTGATGGAAGATATAACACCAACAATTTTACCTCTGAGTGTTGTAGCACCATCTGGTATTATTACACCTTGATTTTGAATATACACTTCACCATTATAAAAATATACATCTAGATTATTATTATCTACAACACGAATAAATTCACCAGATTGAAATAACCGTTGAATATTTGAAATGAATATTTCTGTTTTATTACCTGTTGCAGATGCATAATCTACAGTTGCATATGATTGAGAAGTTTCACCAAACAATTTCAGATTATTAATTTTTAACCAATTTAAATCGGTTGAATTAACTCTTAATGATTTAGATATAATCCATTTACCATCAGAAGCTTTTAATATAACATCTGATGTATTAAAAATCTCAGCTTCAGAATCATATATTGCACGGAATAAAAACTTATATGATTTCTCTGTGCCTTTTGAAAGATAAAATTCTTTTGCAATCTTTAAAAGTTTTCTCTTGTCTGTTAAAGCATCTTCTGGTATATAAGGAAGAAAATCTTTTAAGAAATATTGAATGAACCCATCGAGTGTGGTGTCCACATCCATATAATTGAGAATATTCTTGGCACCATAGGTTACACCTTCACCACTTGTATTGGCTGTTGTGACGGATCCATTAGCCGAATAAGCAGTTTCTAACCATTCATAATAAGCTTGAATAAATGAAACAAATGTGGAATAGTTTACATTATCCCGAACAAATTCGGGCAGCTGTTGAGGAATTAGTAGCGATGTTTTGTAATCGTTTGGAATCATCTATTAAACTTTTGCTATGATGTTAACATTAATAGCATTTGGATCTGTATTATCTAGTGTGATAATTTTATCTCTTGCTGATGATATAATTGTTGAAGTTGGAACTGCTTGAACACTCAATATACCTAAAGGATTATTAATTGCAGACGGATTAAAGTCTGTTAAAGTTACAATACCTTGTGCGTAATCCACGGTACCAGCATTTGCATTAAGGATTTTCTTAACATTATTTTCAAAATAATATGTTCTTAGTGTTCCTTTATTGCCAGCAAGAACAGCTACAGCAGATGCCAATGATCCATTTCCATCTACTGGAGTAATTTGAACAATGGCTTGAGTATAATTGACACCACCATTAGTAACTGTAATACTGTCTACTTGCCCATTTACTATTGTTGCTTTTGCGGTTGCACCAGTTCCATCACCTAAAATAGTTACAGATGGTGTTGATGTGTAACCAAAACCAGGATTACTAATAGAAATCGAATCAATATATGTTGTTGAAGATGGTGTTTCTTCCAAATAAACTGATTCTCTGACAGTATTATTAGTATTAGTGTCAATCACTTGAAATGTTGGTGTAACACTAATACTTTTACCAAAAATATCTTTCTTCAATGATGTACCATACTTTAATGTATAAGTTGTTGCAGAATTTAAATTTGGCACAATTCGTTTTTGTAAAACAATATTAGCATCATTGGTAACAAAAGATGAGCTAACTGATTGCACAGTAGAAATTAAAGATGAAAGTTTAAATGTAGAATTAAAAGTATTTAAAGTGTCAGCCGCAAAACCTTGAATTGCAGTTAATACTTGTGTTTGTAACTGTGAAGAAGTGAGTGTTGTTAATTTTGGTTCGTATAATACGTTTGAATTAATAACCAAATAATTATAATCAACATCAATGATTCTTGGTTGAACCGTTAAAACAGAAATTGGTTTAATAATTTCTTCTTCAATAATAGCTTTTTGTGATGGAGTTAACAAATATCCACCACTTGGTTTAATAGCAGCAAATACCACACCATAAACTGGAGGATCATTTTCTTCTCCACCCCATACATTCACCGCATCAATTGGAAATACACCTGAATTGTTTTGAATTAAGTAAATATAATCTTCTTTGGTTACCGCACGGCCTTGAGCTGAGTATGATTTTGGTGCAGTATATTTAATAGATTCAATGCTTTCTTTTTCAGCACCTTGAGTTGCAGCTTGCACTGGTGTGATTGTTGAACTAGAAAATCCAGAAATTGTATCCATCAACACAAAATTATTGGCATCTGTTGCGGCTGTACCTGAAGTGATAATATATGATACAGACACTACATTACCATCAGTCAATGCTTGACCCAAAACACCATCACCAAAATAGATTTGATAATATCCATTTGTTGCTTCTTGTAAAAAGAAAGCAGTTGTAGTGTTATCTAATGCAAGATAATCATCAACCAATGTAAATACTTGTGAAGAAGAATTTGATGTGCTTTGTTGAACAGTAACAGAAATGGTTGTAGTATCTAGATTTGTATCTGGTAATTCAAATATTGCAGTTGGATTTGAAGCCGAATCATATGTGAATGTTAGAGTAACCGGTTCACCTTGTTTGATAACCAAATCATTAAATGTAACTGTGTTGTTGGCTGTATCAGTATTTTGCGTTACTGAATTAAGAGTTACAAATTTATAACTAACACCATCGATAGATTCAGAAAGAAAACTGGTAAATTTTGGCAAAGTTAAAGAACTAGTTGTAACATTATTCATCACCAAATCAATTTGAGCTCTTGGTGCGGTTGCTGACTGTGGAGTGTAATTTAATAGTTTAGCATGAGAAACAACCGAAGCTCTTTGTAATGCAGAATCCAAAAACATTTCATTGGCAACCATATTTAAATAATATGCTTGATACTGTGTATTATATGCAAGAATATCTAATAGAGTAGAAAGTCCAGAGCCCTCATAATTGTAATCTTGAAGTGTGGTCTGAGATTGTAAATATCTTTTTAGATTGGTTTTAATTAAATTAAAATCCAAATCTGTGATTTGAATATTTGAATTTTCGCCTGCCATTTTATCTATTTCTCTCTAAAAGAAGTGTTACTGTTGTTGGTAAAGTTGCATTTTGTATATAAAATTCCAAATTCACCTCATATGCATTTTGGTCTGGTTTAGCATTCACCGTCACATTTTTAAGTAGAGCTCTAGGCTCATAATTGCTAATCATATTCTCTATTTCTGTTTGTAATGATGTAGATGTAATTGGTGAAATTGGTTCAAATAATAAAGAATTGATATTTGATCCTAATTCTGGTTGAAATGGTCTTTCATAATGATTTGTCAACAAAAGATTGCGAACAGACCTCACAACAGCCATCTCATCATAACTCAAAGCGATATCGTTGGTCACCGGTTTACGGGTGAATGTAAAGTCGATGTCGGAGTATAGTTTCTTTAAGGTTGCCATTCTTTATTTATTCTGCTCTAGGAGTAAAATTGCTTTTTGGAATCTCGATTTGCGTCTAAAAAATTCTTGGGCCGGAATGCAAAATTTTGAAATTTCCATATTATGTGTTTGCACTTAGGTTGTTTACTAAAGTTGGTGTGCCAATCAAATTCTTAACCAAGTAGGTCTGTGTACCACCCATCGCATTAAACTGTTGTAAAAATGCAGTATCTCTCATTACCTGTAAAGAATTCTGATAAAACGACCAGTCAGCTAACCTTTGTGTGTTCAATACTGAACTGGTTGTATTACAATATGCAGTTACCACATTTAAAATAGAATCTGTATTTGAAGTGGCCACATTAATCAAAGGACTATATGTGCTTAATTGTATGGTATTTGCATCCAGTATGTCTTGTATAAACAAGCTAGTAAAACTACCTAAAATTGCATCTGTATTTTGTTGTGGTTCATCAGTCTTAGTTAAAATCATCATAGACTGTTGACCAATACCAAAAGCTGCATCATACGATGGGAACACAGCAGTGTTTGACACCAATACTACACCAGAAATATTATCGGTGTGTGATTTAAATGCATTAAGTTCAACAATTAGACTACCTGCAGCTGCCTCTAAAGTTGAAGCGTTAATTGTGTTAGCATTGGCTGCAATCAATGTGGCACTAGAAATCATACTGTTTACCGCATTGACAGTTGGATTTTTAAAATAGTCTGTTCTAACTGGTGAACCAGCTTCCAAAGCATCTACTTGCCATTGTGCAAATTGTGGTGTGCTATTTGCAATCAACGATAATGTGTTTGATGCACCCGGAGACAAAATATCGGCATCACCAAAACGAGCTGTATCAAAATTTAGTCCAAATCTATCAAATACTGACATTATAATCTTTCATTAAGGAAGTGGCATTTGTTGTATGGGTGGTGATGTGGGGAAACCACGATTACCAATATGTTGGTGGGTATCGTAAATCATCCGAATCATTGGAGCACCACCCAATGGATCCATTAGGATACCACCATAAGTTATAACGGTGCCAATAACAGCAGGTGCTGTCGCCATAACTGAGGCGTTAACGACACCAGGAACCGTTGGAGTAGGCGGAGGAAATCCAGCGTTAATCCCGCCTAGCGTAGTAATTCCAGCTACAGGATTCGCTGATCCTGGAATACCAGCATGAATACCAGTACCAGCTGAAATGGCACCTGTGGAGTGTACCGAATCACCAGAAATACCACCATTAACTACTAAATCGGAGTTTACGATAAATGAATCTCCGGCAAGTAATGTAAGTTGACCTGAAGTAGGATTTAATACACCAATATTCATATCTTTACCAGATGAGATATTGGTTTCACCTTTAATTACTTGGTCATAGTTACCTTCAATCAATTGTTGGAAGTTACCTTTGATTCGTTGTATACAATTACCTTTAACTTCTAAAACAGAGTCACCTTCAATGGTAACGGTGCAATAACCTTGTACCAACACTTTTTTATTTGATACGGTGATTTCATATCCTTCACCAACAACTTTGTGAACTTCTGTACCATCTGGTCGAACTTCTGTATATGTGCCAGAACGGTGTTGTGTGCGTATACGTTCTGCACCAGGAGTATCATCAAACTCTTGAAAATGACCTGATTCGGTCTGCATCACATTGTTGTAAGGATATTTTGCGTTGTAGGCTGATTCAGGTTCAGACCATGCAAATGTGCCTTCTAAATTTGTATCTGCCATTATGCTGTACCAAAAGTTTTAGATGTGTCAAAAGATGAATACAAACTAGAAGCTAAGTTTGCGGCTTGTGCATCAGTTAATGTTGTGCCTGATGGATTCATAACTGCTGATAGTGTGGTTGCAGGTAAAGATGTAACTTGTGTGGCAGTAGCAGCTGCAGTTGCAACCAATGTTTGTGTTGATTTTAATAAATCTTTGGCCGCACCCACTACACTCTCACCATCATCTTTTGTAGAAGATGCTGATACAATATCTGTAAATTGTGCTTTGAGTTCTGCATACAATTCTTGTAAACAATTTACGAATAGTGCCAACAAACGAGCAGGTAAACTCAAAATATAGTTAATTAAATCATTTATTTTTTTTACTATTACAACCAAAGCATTTAAAGCATCTTGAACTTTTCTTAAAAATTTTGTAATATCATCTACATATCGTTTAATTTTTTTGATTTGTTCAATTAAACCATTAGAACCAGGTGAAATACCAAGAGCATCCAATATTGCTTTAATAACTTCACGAATGGTACGAATTGTTGGTTCAAATATTTTGGCTAATGATACATTTCTTTGCACGAATAGAGTTGTATCGCAGGCGTGTGACCGATTATTGTTTGAAACTGCGATACCTGTGTTTTGAATTAAACCAGCAGACAACTGTGGTTGTGTTGGATTACCTGGTTGTGGTGTGTCACCAGTATTTGGTGCAACTGGTTTATTTGTTTCTGTAACACCGGTGGTTTTAATAACTACTGGCGCTGTTTCTGGTAAAGGATTAATATCTGCCATTTATTTTTGTATTCCTGGTAAAACACCCATCATAATTGGAGCTTGGCCTGATTCACCATCCATAAAAAATCCAACCACCCAATCACCTAATCGTGGTGCAGAGAATGATTTTGAATTATTAATTGGATACATTGGTTGAGCCCAAGGTAAATCAGTCACAGGCAACTCACTTACATTTGGATTGTGCCAACCAAAGATTCTTAATTGGCATCTACCCATACCTAAAGGGTCTACTCGGTTTTCAACAACACCGATAAACCATGTAAATCCATCTTTTCCTATAAAATTTTTCATTATGCTTTAACTGCCTCAGTCCAAGCATCAGATTCATTTCTAATGCCACTATATTTTTTAGGTGTGCTGTCTTTTGCAATTTCTAAAATAGTTTGAAATGCAGAAGGTTGTATAATATGCCTTACAGCAGTCACCAAATATTTACCAGAATAAAATTCATCTAAATTTTTTGTAGATGATGTTGGTTTTAAAGTTAATAGATTAAAATCTATTGTTCTTCCTACGGTAATTCCTGCATCACCAGGAATTTTTGCTTTTAATACAGTATAATTGGCCAATGAAATTTGTGCTGTTCTATTTGGTACATAAGTTTCAATTGCAATATTTTTTGCAACACCATCAACTGCTTGTTTTATATATGGTTCATTTTGTTGAAAGGCATTTCCTGTAGCAACTTTAAATGCACCATCGTAAGAATTGGTATTTGTTAATCCTAATCTATTTTTTAATGTGTTTGCTGGACTTCCAGGATTTAATGTTTTTGCCTGAGATTTATATTTTTCATAATTAAAATCTGTGACTTTACTAGTTCTAGCCATGATATCAATTGACAACAAACGATTTGCCAATGTGCCAGAATTAATGTCATTCATCATATCATAAACTTTTACAAACTCATAATCCAAAACACTTATAGTTTTTTCTTGAAAAGATTGAGTTTTATCTTCTATACTTTTTTGTTGATATTTGTAAGTTGCATAAATGTCATCTCTAAACATAGACTGTAAAGAGCGAAAATTAAATCCATCTTTTGTTTCATAAAATAACATATCTGCACCAACTTCACCAGCACCTTTAGGTCTTGCATATGTAGATAACCAACTGATTGCTTCAAAAGGTTTAAATTGTGGCACAATAAAATCATTTATACCGTTAGTTTCTTCAATTCGTTGTATCTTTTCTTTCTTTACTTTTAGTTTGTCGGTCAAAATGTTTTTAATAACATCTGATATTTTGGTACCTTTATATGATTTACTAATTTTAATTTGTTCAGATAGTAATAATTCTTCAGAACAAAAATAAAGTGTGTAACTCTCAGAATTCATGTTCCCTACAGGTTTTCTGTTACCTATTTTATATACCCTATAAACTTGGTCATTACCATTAGGACTATTTTTCGTTTTACCAAAGTTAATTTCAATAAACTCATTACCAGTTAATTCCAATAGTTCAATAAATCCTTGAGCATCCATAATTGTTACATAACCAGACACCGAAAAATTGTAAATATCTTCATAATAAGATAATTCCATCAACAATTTTTTCATTTCAAATCGTTGGCCAGAACCAGTTAAGAAATTTAAAGTTTCTAAAGAGTAGTCTTGCGGATAATACGCACCAGGATTTTCTACTTGTGTATAGGTGTTTTGGTCAAGTTCAGCCATATTAAATAGTCATCAAATCAGTAAATTGTTTTTCTAATTCATCAACATAAGCAGAGTTTAATATTTTAATACTTCTTTTTGATTCGTTTAAATTTAATTCGTAGTCATAATATGATACGGCAGACTTTGAAACAGTAATTGATACATTTCCTGTTGGTAATGTGTAAGTGGATGTTCCAGTAATTAAAGAATTGTAAGTATCTTCATCAATAATAATATTTTGTGTCGTAGTTGTTTGTGTTGCAGTATCAAATTGACTGATGTTTTTTTCGTAGTGTTGAATAGTTGAATATGGATTAAAATTCTGATACTTATCCACAATAAAAGCATCAAAATCATTAGATGATAGTGGCCAATCCCATTGTGGGTCTGTTATTTGATTTGCAAATAAAACAATCCAATATCGATAAGAATCACCATAATATTTGTAAGCTACAATTTCTGGTGTATCTCCATCTTGCACATCATAATCATAATAAACCATTGGATTTTTTAAAATTTCAGGTATGATAGAGCATCGTGCCAATAGGTCGGTCATTACAGTAGAATTACCTACTGCATCTGTTTTTATAATTTTTGGTAGAGTGTCAAAATATTGCATTTTAGTAACCTTGTTCTATTCTATCTCGTGTCAAGAGTTCTATTTCTTTAAAATTAATTGTCAACATAATTTGAGTAGCAGCTCCGTCTGACATGGTAGAGAAACCATTAGGAGCATAATTTACATCAATATTTTCTATAACACTTTCAGTAATTTTATTAATTTTTTTGTTCTCTTGACCATTAAAAAAGAATTTAGGGGTAAATGTTGATGGTGGCACAAAGAACATACCAGCTGAACCTGTTGCTAGACGAGGTGCAGCATGAAACTTGAATTGTTTAATAATCTTTTCAACTACAGCCGCTTCTTGTTTAGAATATGGAGTAAAAACAAAAGCCATTTGATAAGTTCTAAAATCAATACCATCAAATAATATTTGTTGTTGTGGGTTAAAAGCATAACCCTGACTTCTTAATAATAATCTTGCAGGTCCTTCATTTAATTTTTGCAAAACTGTCTTAGCAGCTCCACCAATAATTGGTGTTTGTTGCAATGCTGTTGCCAAACTAAGTTTATCATATTGAGCAGCATATGTAAAATTAACTGTTTCTGGAATATATAAAGAAATAGTGCCTGCAGATTTTTTCTTTGGTTGAGTAAAATTAATAAACTTTGTCATACTGTTTGGGTCAGCAAAAAAGTTTTTAATTGTATTTAAAGATTCTGTAGGATTTAAGGCTGCTTCAACTGCACCAGACAAAGCATTTTTAGCAGAACCTAAAAGTTTATTCATTGTTACATCATATTTTGCTGGTTCAATTTCATTTATTGTAAACTGAATGTAGTGACCTCTGGTGGCAGATTGTAAATCTCTTGGATATTGCAAGTCGGTACGACCAAATTTATTTTGATAGAGTGGTCCGAGTGGTCCGTTTACGGCTGCACCAGGTATGGATACTCCACCGATTGACGTTGGTATAGAAATTATGGCCATCAGATTGTCCTAAAAAAGAATATACATACTATTTATGGCATATTCTGGACGATTTACACCTTCTAACCCTCAAAAATATGTTGGGGATTACAATAATATCATCTACCGTTCATCATGGGAATGTAAGGTAATGAATTGGCTTGACAAAAATCCAGAGATTATATCATGGGCTTCAGAAGAATTAACGATACCCTACAAATCTCCTGTTGATGGCCAATGGCACAGATACTTTCCAGATTTTTTTGTGAAAATGAGAACCAGAGATGGCAAGTTGAAAACAATGATATTAGAAGTGAAACCTAAAAAACAATCACAACCACCAGAACCTCGTAAACGAATCACTAAACAATATATCAACGAGGTAGCTACCTGGGGCGTCAATCAATCCAAATGGAAAGCCGCTACTGAATTCTGTTTAGACCGTGGTTGGGAATTTAAAGTCCTCACAGAAGAACATTTAGGATTATAGACTATTTGTAAATATGTTCTTTTAAATATTGGTATGAAGTTGGTAAAGATTGCATAAAATCTTTCATCTTCTTATCGTAAAATTGAAATGATTCATGTTCTTTTTTATAATACTCAATTAAATCTTCATTCTTCAAATTATTTCTATACCATAGATTTTCAATTGGAGAGTAACCCATACCAGCAAGAATGTATGGGCCGCCCGCTTGCGGATTATATCGTGAATAGTCCCTAAGTTCGCCTGAGTATATAATTGAGAGGTGGTAATCTTCACCCAAATTTACTGAATAATTTACGTTTTCAGTAACATATTTCCAATAAGGTGTATCATCTCTTAAAGAATAAGCATAGTGTATTTCAACAAAAGACCTAAAAGTTTCTAGTTCTTTGTTAGAAAGATAGTTGAAAGAATCAATATCAACCTTTCTAATTTTACATTCTCGCTTACCTAAAAAGTCTAAAAGCCTTAAAATATTATTATGAGCTGTAAGTAGTCCAGTAGATTCAAGTGGTTCTAAGAATCCATATGCAAGGCCAACAGCAACAACATTTTTAACCCAAGCCTTTTCTCTTTTACCATTTCTAATTTGAATGGGGTGTATTTCCAATGAATTCACATCAACATAAGGAAACTTTTTAGAGAGGTGATTTTTGTATTGTTGTAATGCCTCTTCTTCTGTGGTGAACTTCGTTGAATAAACATATCCAGAACCAATACGAGACCAAACGGGAATGTTCCAGACCCAACCATTTTCGATTGCGGTACAGTTTGTAAAGTTTTCTAATTGGGATTCTTTATCACCGTAAGGCACCGCACAACGATAAGCTCTGTTGTTAATTAATGTTTCACCAAAAGATGAAAATTCAGAACCCATTTCTTTTTCAATAAGTAAAGATTTGAATCCGGTACAATCAATAAACAGGTCAGCAGAAACTTTAGAACCATCTTCTAGGTTTAATGTAGTTATATTACCAAACTCATCTTTAGAACAATCTACATATTCTCCAATAATGTGATTTACACCATTTGGAATAGCAATATGGTCCCTTAAATATTTTCCAAATAAACTTGCATCAAAATGATAGGCTGTGTTATACTTAAAGCTAAAATTTGCAAATTCATTAGTTTGTTTATTATATTTTGGTAAATAAGACGCACCATTAACAAACAATGCAAAGGTTTCTTCGGGATAATACTCAGGATATAATTGTTTTAAAGCAAACCATAGATTAATTTTTTCTTTAACCGCATTACCAAACGGATAATCAAAATAAGAACCTTTTTCTCTAAAATCTGTAAAACGAATTGAATTTTTATAGGCGGCGTTACAGAGAGGCATCCACTCCTCATCTTCAATGCCCAACCAGTCTATAAATTTATTGATTTGTTGAAGTGTTGATTCACCAACGCTAATGGTTGGTACTTTTGAAGATTCAATTAAGACTATTTCAACATTTTTGAGGTTTTTTGATAGTGCAGCTGCAGCCATCCAACCGGCCGACCCACCACCAAGAATTGCAATTTTTTTCACCAACATATATGCCTTTATAATTACGAAATCAATAAAAATATTTATAATATACCTATTTGAAATAATAACATAAACCACCTAATATGGCAAGGCTTTTATTGGTATCAATAAAGTCCTCCAGATACGCAACTAAATAGTTTAATGGCATATACTTCAAAACTTACACAATTAGCAAGACAAAAAACAGCGGCTGAATTGCAATCGATGAGCCGTGAATCTTATCGTTGGTTAACCAAAAAGATAAGTGAATTGAACAATCCAACTGGTATTGCTTCAGTTATTGCTCGGGAGGATAGAGGTAATCATTTTTATAATGGTGGATTGTATTTCTTTTATTATGACCCCAAAACAAAGAATAGTTTACCATATTATGACCGTTTTCCTTTGGCATTGGTATTGGATATTCAACCAGGTCATTTTACCGCTTTGAACCTGCATTATTTGCCAATTCAACAACGAATTGCACTTTTGGATAAATTGATGGATTTCGCTGTCCTTGACAAAAATAATGAGATTCAGCGTATGCGTATTAGCTATGACATTTTAAACGCATCCAGACAGTTTAAAGAGTTCAAACCGTGTCTTAAAAAGTATTTGATGGGTCATGTTAGGTCAAAAATACTTGCCGTGCAGTCCAATGAGTGGGATGTGGCAGCCTTTCTGCCTATTCAGCAATTTAGGAAAGCTTCTGCAACAGAAGTATGGCAAGAATCTTTACAAGAAATACGATAAGGAAATAAAATGGCT